TTTAGGCGAGGTTGCAGCAGGGGCATCAGTATCTTTAGATGTAGATGCTTCATCAGACTCAACAGTAGCGTTCAGTGAAACTACAAGTGTGCTAACCAGTAATACTGACACACCTGCAAGTACTATGAATTTAACGCTTAACTCATCAACAGGAGCAATTACAGGTACAGCTCCTAGCCCAACAAGTGATACAACTTATAACTTTACATTAAGGGCTACTGACGCAGAAGCACAAACAGCAGACAGGGCATTTAGTATAACCATTTCAGTAGGAATGAATAACTCAGGACAATTTAACTAATGGCAAATTCATATTTAAGTAAAACACCAAACGCAAGTAACAGAAGAACTATGACTTTTAGTCTATGGATAAAAAGAAGTCAGCTAGGTGCTGGGCCTATCTTTACTGCTAACACCGATATATCGACTGATGCAAGTGGACATTTTGCTTTTGATGGTGATGACACTTTACATTTTAGGTCTTGGACAGGTTCTTCTTATGCACTGCTAATGGCTACTGATAGAAAATTTAAGGATTTAACAAGTTGGTATCACATTGTTGTAGCAATGGACACTACCCAAGCAACAGACACAAACCGAGTTAAAATCTACATTAATGGAGTACAAGAAACTTCTCTTAAACACAGCACTTATCCAGCACAAGACTACGAAGGATATTGGAATAGCAATATATTACATAATGTAGGTAGAGGAAATGATGGTGGAATACAATATCATCAAGGCAATATGGCTCATTTTCATTTTGTAGATGGCACAGCTTATACCCCATCAACTTTTGGTGAAACAGATAGCACAACAGGTGAATGGAAACCTAAACTTAATCCAAGTGTTACTTATGGAACTAATGGTTTCTTTTTGAAATTTGAAAATAGTGGTGCATTAGGTACTGATTCATCAGGAAACTCAAACACATATGCAGTTAGTGGAGATTTAAAACAATCTATATCAACGCCTAGCAATAACTTTTGCACTTTAGACCCTAATCAAGCATACGATAAAGCTCATATAAGATATTCAGGCACAGCGTTTTTAGGAACAACAACAAGTGCTAAAGGTATAAATAGTACACAAATGGTTAAGAATGGTAAGTGGTATTTTGAGGTTAAATCTGAAACAGACAGAACATCAGATGATAAAGGAGCAACTATAGGTATAATGAAAAATGGTACTTATGCTTCATCTTTCTTTTTAAAATCAGGTTCAGCAGCTGTTGTAGGTAACAGCTCAAGTTCGAATGGTTGTGAGGGAATTAGCTACCAACTTATGAAAAGCACTCCAAATATTTTAGATGCTGGAGGTGGTGGAACTGTAAACTATGGTTCAGTAGCAAGTGCTAACGATATCATTATGTGTGCTTTTGATTTAGATAATGGCAAAATATGGTTTGGTAAAAACGGCACATGGTTTAATGCTCCTAGTACATCTAGTGCTGGAGACCCAGCAAATGGAAATTATCCTGGATTATCGTTTGCTAAAGGAGATGACTTTTGGGGAATAAATATTACAGCAACAAATAACGCAGCTGATAGTGTAAACAAACATATGCTTTGTAATTTTGGCGAAGGAAGATTTGGAGCAACAGAAGTATCATCAGGTAACCAAGACGATGCTGGTCAGGGTACGTTTGAATATGATGTACCAGCAGGGTTCTATGCAATCTGCACAAAGAATATTAAGACTTATGGATAGGAGATAACATGGCATTTACAACAGTAGCAAAAGCATCAGTACACTTTGACTGTCCAACATGGGATGGAAGTGATAGCACAACCACAATTACTGGCATGGGTTTTAAACCTGATATGCTTTGGATTAAAAGATATGATGGTAATGGACACCCAGTTCTAAATGATTCTACCAAAGGTATAGGTTTTAATTGGATTCCAAGTGGCAACAATGCAAACGATACTACTAATTATGTAGCAAGTTATACTTCAGATGGATTTACTTTAACAGGTAATATAAATAATTCTAATGATGCAAGTCAAAAATATGTTGCTGCTTGTTGGAAAGCAAATGGTGGAACAACCAGCAGTAACTCTGATGGCTCTATTACATCTACAGTACAGGCTAATACAACAACAGGGGTTTCTGTAATAACTTGGACAGGCACAGGCAGTGCTGGAACATTAGGTCATGGGTTAGGAGTAGCTCCAAAATTAGTAGTAGTCAAAAGCACAGGATTAGCTGATAGAGGAATACTAGGTGTTTATGGAACTACAATATATTCTGACCCTCAAACTGATGGTCTACAGTTTGCATGGGATGGAGATTCAGTGCAAGATTATGCTTCATTTTGGAATGATACTTTACCTACAACATCAGTATTTAGTGTAGGTGATAATGCTAAAACAAATCCTAGCAGTGGTGTAATGGTTGGGTATGCTTTTGCAGAAGTACAAGGGTTCAGTAAGATTGGATATTATATTGGTAATGGCAATGCACAAGGAACTAAAATTTATTGTGGATTTAGACCAAAATGGGTATTTATTAGAAAATGGAGTGCTACTGAAGAATACTTTTCAAAAGTATCAGGATTAACAGGTTATGGATTAGGTGGCGAAAGAACAAGAACAATTAAATTTGGTACTAATACCAGTTCAACTAACTGTACTGTAAACTTTGAAAGCAATGGATTTAGAATTACAACAACAGATGGTAAAGCTAATACAGATGGTGGTAAATATATCTACATGGCTTTTGCTGAGATGCCAATGGTAGGAACTAACGGAACAATAGCATTAGGTGCATAGGAGAAAACTAAATGGGATTAGAAACAGGAACATATATATCAGACTTAAATAGCTCAAACCCAGTAGCTGGTGATCCAGTTAACGAGGGTGATGACCATATAAGACTGGTAAAATCTACAGTCAAAGCAACCTTCCCTTCGATAACAGGGGCAGTTACTTCAACACACACAGAATTAAATTTACTAGATGGCGTTACAGCAAACACAACACAGCTTAATTATATTGGAGTGTCGACTCTTGGAACAGTAGAAGCATCTAAAGCCGTAACAGCAGATGCTAGTAAAGATATTACAGGTGTCAGAAATTTAACAGTTACAGGCACAATAACTATAGGCTCTAACACAGCAACAACTTTACAAGCTGTATATCCTGTGGGTTCTATTTACATTAACGCAGCAGTAGCAACTAATCCAGGTACGCTATTAGGTTTTGGAACTTGGACAGCTTTCGGAGCTGGTAGAGTAATTGTTGGTTTAGATGGAACAGATAGTGATTTTGATACAGCACAAGAAACTGGTGGTGCTAAAACGCACACCCTATCTCTTTCAGAAACTCCTTCTCATGCTCATACAGTAGTAATGAGTACATCAGATTCAGATGAAGGAAATCTATCACAAGGAGCTTCTTCTGGAACTTCAAACTATACAACGAGTTCTGTAGGCGGTAATGGAGCGCATAACAATGTCCAACCCTATATTGTTGCATACATGTGGAGAAGAACTGCGTAATGGCAACCTTTCAAGTATTAAATCCGAAAGGAATGATTAAAGATACAAACAACACAGTCTTGCCTAATGATTATTTTTCTCACACTCAAAACGCTAGGTTTGAGGATGGAGCAGCTAAAAAAGTTTTAGGTGAAGATCAAGTATTTGGCACACCTACAGTAGCTCCTTATTTTTCTTTAAATTGGACTACTGGGGCTAACAGTTATTGGTTCTACGCTGGTTCTGCCAAAATATACAGATACGATGGCTCTAACCATACTGATTTTACAAGAGCGTCAGGTGGAGATTACTCAACTAATCTTACAGGAGTAGGGAACTGGGTTGGCTCTATATTCAATGGGCTTCCAATACTTTGTAACGGAGTAGACGATCCACAATGTTTAGCAAACACAGGAGCAAATGCTTTTAGTGATTTGACCAACTGGCCATCGAATACGACTTGCAAAGTTATAAGACCTTACAAAAGTTACTTAATAGCTTTGAATTTAACAGAATCATCGTCTAGTTTACCAAACAAAGTTAGATGGGGAAATTCAGCAGAAAACTTATCATTGCCTAGCACTTGGACAGCAGCAGCAGATAACGATGCTGGTTCTGTAACATTAGGTGATGCTGGTGATTTTATAATAGATGGATTTCCTTTAAAACAATCTTTCGTAATTTATAAAGAAAACACCACATATTTAATGAACTTTATTGGCGGAAACTTAGTTTTTAGTTTTCAAAAACTGTTTGATGACTCAGGTGTTTTGTCGAGAAACTGTGTTGCAGAATATAATGGAAACCATTTTGTGGTAACTAATGGCGACATTATTATTCATAATGGTGTAAAAAAACAATCTATAGCAACAAATGTTGTTAAAAGAACTTTTTTTGAAGAAATTGACAGTACCAATTATGCAAACACTTTTGTAACTCATAACAAACAAAAGAATGAAATATGGGTGTCTTATCCAACAGTAGGGTCAACTTATTGCAATAAAGCTTTAATATGGAACTACAATACAAACTCATTTAGCTTTAGAGAATTACCAGAAATATTGCACATTGCAACAGGCATTGTAAATCCAGGTACATCCTCTGTTGTTTGGTCTGGACAGAGTCAAACATGGATTACTTATAGCACTTCAGAAAACTGGGGGCAAAGAGAGTTTAATCCGACAGAAACTAGCATCTTAATGTCTAGCACAGGTAAAACAAAATTATTTAGAGCAGACAACGGATTTGATTTTGCTGGTTCTGATTTTACCATGATCTTAGAGAGAAAAGGTTTAACCCTTGATGGCAATACTAATACTGTTAAACAAATAAGAAAGATTACCCCAAGGTTTTCTAGCACAGGAACTGCTGAAGTATTTGTAGGAAGTTCTATGACCCCTGATGGTACATATACCTACAAAACACAGCAAACGATAAACCCTGACACACAGAATAAAGTAGATGCTAGAGCCACAGGCAAATACATGGCTATTAAGTTTCAAAACACAACAGCAACTACATTTGAATTAAACGGATATGATATAGAATACGAGGTATTAGGAGAAAGATAATGGCAGATATGTATGGAATAGATTCGCTAGGAAACATAATAGACGACAGCGTCTACGAAGACCTTCCAGAAGAAGAAATTTTGAATACGCCAAAGCGATTTGTTGACATGAGCGATGAAGAAAAAATAGATTTTGTTGCTCCTTTGTTAAAACAAAATCAAATGTATAACAATGTTCAATACTCTCCGTATCGCACATTTATAGACCCAAGAACAGGAAAAACAGCAGTAGACCCACAAACAGGAGAAGAAGTAACAAGAAGGTCAACCATTAACACAGTTGATGATGGTAATCAGTTTTATTACAACAATTATCTTAGAGGTTCTTATATACCTGAAGGCTATACACAAGGAGTATTACCAGACGGATATCCAATACCTCCAGGTGTTAGTAATCAAGTAAGATATTCTGGGGCAGATGATCCGAGACAAATTGATGCTTTTTTTAGACAACAAGCTGGTTTAGATCAACCTGGCATAACACCGAATATGACTTTGTATGCTCCGCCAGAAGCAAACATGGATATGAGAAGAGTTATGGGTCAACCTATTGCTCCTGTACCTCCTCAACAACCATATCCTTCTGAAATAAGAGGAAGACCTAATGTTTATTATGATGGAAGTGAAAGACCTAATGTTTCAGGAAGACCTGATATTTATGGAAGACCTTCTTTTAATGAGTTAGGTTTAGCGGTAGGTGGGAGACCTTCTGTTTACTATAATAAAAAGCGTGGTGGTTTACTAGATATTATTGGAAACATTAAAAAAACAATCTTTGATTAGGAGTAAAAATGTCACAAGCGCCTAAATATACGCCAAACCCTGTGCCAGATGATCCGCAAGATTTACCCCAGTATTTGTTGCAAGAATTTCAAAAGATACAAGGTGCGTTAGAAGAAACACCTGTTAATTTTATAGAAACTACAAATGTAGCTCCTGAAAGAATTAAACAAGGAGATATAGTATATGCAGATGGGTCTAATTTTAATCCAGGTAGCGGAGAAGGAATTTATTTTAGAAACGCTGCTGGAAGTTGGATAAAACTGGGATGATGCATATCTCAGGAGTAGACTCTAGTAATGTAGCTAAAATTTGGGATAAATGCTCAAAATACATACAATTAGGCAACGATAAGAGCCAAGAAGAACTGAGCTTAGAAGATATTAGAGAATTGTGTGAAAAAGAAGAAATGCAACTTTGGGTTATTTTTGATGATAATGAAAAAATATACGGAGCAGGAACAACACAAGTTATTGATTATCCAAACAAAACTGTTTGTAGAATAGTTACTCTAGGAGGAGTAGAATTTAAGAAATGGAAGCACACTTTATCTACAATCGAGGAGTGGGCAAGACAAATGAATTGTGAAGCATTAGAAATGTTTTGCAGAAAAGGATTTAAAAAAGAATTGGAAGACTATGAATATAAAGAGATATACACAGTCTTGGGAAAAAAATTAACATCGTATCATTGAGAGGTCAATTATGAGTGGTGGAAGCGGAGGTGGTTCTCAAACCACAATACAAGAACTAAATGCTATCGAAAGAGAGCCGATTAGACAGCTTTATGGTGAAGCTGTAAATCTGTATGAGCAAGGCCCTAGTGAATATTACCCTAATATCACAGTTGCCCCTCCAACAGATACCCAGATAAACGCAGAAGCAGACGCTTTAAGGTATGCGAGTGGATTAGGCACAGACATTATGACTGTAGGTGGAGATGCTCTTAAAAGAGGTCTAAGGAGTCCTTATGAGGTATTTAACGATCCAGGTCTACAACGAAGTTTTGATACAGCAGTTAGACCAATTGATGAAATGCTACAAAAAAATCTGTTTAATATTAACAGCGCATCTTTAAAAACAGGCAACAAAGGTGGAGCAAGGCAAGGCGTTTTAGAATCGTTAGCTTTCAATCAAGCTAGAGACTCAGCAACAGATGCTTTCAATAAATTATATGGCGGAGCTTATGGAGATGCTTTAAAAACACAAGGCATTAATCTTGCTAATCTAGGCACTATACAAGCAGGTTTAGGCTACGGAGATAGCTTGAGATCACAAATAGGCGGTATACAACAGCAAAGAGAGCAAGATAGAATTAACGAAAATATTGCAAGGTATCAGTTTGCACAAGACGCTCCTTATAATAACTTGGTTAATTTATCAAACCTTGTTAACACAGGAAGATTACCAACAAGCGCAACCACTACTGGCTCTAACATGCAACAAGGCGGAGGTTCGTTGGCTAATGCTGCTACAGGAGCAGCAATGGGCAATATGATACTTCCAGGTTATGGGGCTGCAATAGGTGCAGGAATAGGATTATTAGTATAGGAGAAATATATGTTTGATTTTTTATCATCATCTTGGGGTAGTCTAATGGACATGCTCCCAGACAATTTAAACCCAATGAACTTAATACCAGACGAGTTAAATCCTTTTAACGCAGGTAAAAGTTTGTTAGAAGAAGGAGCAAGTCTTGCGCCTAAAGTAAGCGATTATGTAAGAGAGCAAATGGCAAAACAAGCTTCTGGGCTTCCTTTACCAAAAACAACAAGATTTGGTACAGTCATTCCTGACTACGCAAGAAACGCACCATTGGTGGGTCAATTTGATGGAACTTATCAAGCTGGAGGACCAACAAAAGCATTTATACCTAATCGTATTACACCAGAAATGGCTCTTGGAGGAGTAAAACCTGCTTTAAATCAAGGAATTTTTGCACCCAACACTCCTTTACCTAGCGCACAAGCTGGTTTACTAGGAGACATTTATCCAGAAATACTACCTAGTGATCCTCTTTTCGACTCGACTACACTAAAAGCAACTGGCAAAGAAGAAGCTGGAGAGACCGAAGAAACTGAAGAAGAGAAAAAAGAAAGAGAAGCTCGTAACAAAGCTTTAATGGATATTTTGCAACAATCAGCTAAAAACGAACAAACAAATCAACCAAGTATAAACCCTCCGTCTGCATCAGCAGGAAGAGGAGCGCAACCAATACAGTTAACAGCTACTGATATGAGAACTATTGGCGGTAATACTGGCAACGCAAATAGAACATTCGGTATTTTAGGAGGGTAAAATGGCAGAAAAAAAAGAAGAATCTCTTTTAGATAAAGGATTAGATTTTACTGATAAGCTAGGAAAAGGTATTTTAGACACTTTTGTACCTGGAGGTGACAACACTAGTAAGAACCTAAGACTCATCAAAATGGCTTTAATATTGAATGAAAACAGAAATCCAGGTGTAGCCCCTGCTACTCAATACTTAAAAGCTTTAGACGCTGGACAAACTTTTGGTCCTGATCTAGATCAACAATTGAAAGCTTTAAGATTACAAAAACTAAAAAACGAATTAGACCCTCAAGGAAATGTACCAATACCAAAAAGAGAATATACCGATGAGCTTATAGAAAAAGACAAGTTAGCAGAATATGGTTTTGGCCCTGTAGATGCGCTTGGGTATGGAGTTGGCGGTATAGGCAGAATGTTTGACATTGACCTTTTTTCAAACCAAAGCAAAGCTCGTGCTAATTTATCTGCTTTTAACAAAGAAATATTAAGAACAGCAGCGAGTGAAGTATCTGGTAGACCATCAGTTTACTACTTACAACTTTCTGCTGAAGAAATACCTTCACCTGAAACATTTACATCAGATATAACAGAAATGAGAAAATATGAAGCATTGCTTGGAAGATTTGAAGGGCAAATTACTAAAAACAGAGGGTTGTTAGATGTTGCAAAATCACAAGGTGATAAAGCAAGAATAAGCAAAGTTTCAAGGGCTATAGCTGACCAAGAATACATTATTGCAAGATTAAGAAATATTGTAGGCACATTACAAGATGAAACAGGACAGGGTACTGAGTATCGATCAGATTTTGACATGACTACAGATAGCGTTGATACCGCTACTATAGACGATTTCATGAAGGAAGATTATTAATATGGCAGATTATACAAACGCAGATGTTATTGACGCAAGAATAAAAGCAGAAAAATACTTTAATTTTAAGAAAAAACAAGGCATTAGTTTGGTTAGAAGGGGTGAGCTGTCCAAAAAAGATTATTACACAAGAATTAGAAAAGTAGGTATAGACACAGGAATTATTGAACCTGACGAGTATCCTGGTGTTTTGCCAGACGCATTAGAGACTGTTGCAGAACTTGCTTTAGGCATACCTGGATATATGGCAGGTTTTGCTTCTGGAGGACCTGGAGGAGGAGCGGTAGGTTTTGGTACTGGGTCGGCTACTGGACAAGTTCTTTTTGACACAGCAAACAAACTTTTTGCAGATGAAGATGAAATAACTAAACCTGGAAGTCAAATAGCTATTGATGCTGCAAAACAATTTGGAGTAGATGCAACACTTTCCTATGGCATAGACAAAGCGGTTGTACCAGCAGTTAAAGGTAGTTGGGCATATGCCAAAGGATTGAAAGCGCCAGGTAAAGAAAGAGTCAATAAAGTTTTTGGAAAATTAAGCGGTAAATCAAAAGAATGGAAAAATGCTTTTGTTGAAAAATACGGAAAAGCAAAAAAAGAATCAGACATTGTTAGGCAGACTAATCAAGCTAACTTACAAAGAGAGGGCATGACTGCTGATCGATATCAGATGATGAAAAACGATCCAATGGGCGGTGGCATTTTAACAGGCGCAGCAGATGCTACTGGTTATGTTCCTGCCGCTGATATTGGGGGTACAACAGCGTTTAGAAATCAAGAATCCGAACTTCTCAAATCTTTAACATCAAGGCTAGACCCAACCAAGATAGCTCCTGGCTTTACAGGAAAACTTGAAGCTCGTGACCCAATTATTAGACAAGGAGTTTTTGGCAGAAACTTTTTAAATCAGTTAGAAAAAGGAGATTTTAGATTTAAAACTTATACTCCAGATGGGCAAATTGCAGCAGATGTAACTAGACAAACAGATATTCCTCTTTATTTAGTAAACAACCTTAGCAAAATAGTTAAAACAAATACTACAAAAGCAAATCAGCTTTATGGAGACGCTAATGCAATGCTCAAAGGAGGACAGGACGCAATAAAAAGAAAAGTAACTCCTGTTAGCGCTAAGTTTAGTCTAGGAGAAACAAAGTATGTTAGTGAAACAGGAGAAGTCTTAACAAATCCAGGTATATCGGCAACAGTCAGAGAGTTAAACGAGCAACTTTTGAATAACGAAGGTAAAACAGGAGTTCAAAGAGTTGCTACTGAACTACCAGGTTTTTTAAAAAAGTTTATACAACCCAAACCTGTTCCTTTTAAATTAACAGGAATGTCTGTGCAAAAAGAAACCACACAAGCTATTCCAGAACAACTTACAGGTAAGCAAGTTTTTGAACTACAACAGCAACTTAGAAATGAAATTCAAGCAAAAAATTATTTTGGAAGGACTAAAGAGTCTATGAGCGGAGCAGAAAACTTAAACAAAGGATTTTTACCATCGATACAAAAACAGTTAAACTTTTCGATTCGAGAAGGAGATTCTCAAATAAGCACTATGTTAAGAGAAGCAGATGAGGTCTACAAAAACAATATAAAACTTTTGAATGATAACGAAAAACTTACCGCTTACGCCAGAGGTATTGACAACACAGGCTATAATCAGCAAGTTTACAACGATGCTTTGGAGGGAATGACAAGAGTAACAGGTAAAGAAACTTCTAAAATTCCAACTTTTTCTGGATTTGGTATGGGTAAAACAGCTCCAGAGACACCAGAAGTTTTTAATTATTATTTAAAAGACGCATCTGGCATACAAAAACTTAAACAAATTATGGTAAATAATCCAAATTTAGACAAAGCCCAAAAGTTAAGAGGTGAGCAAGAATACGCAAACATAATGTATTCCCAAATAGAAGATGTTTTTGATAGAACATTAATAGAGTCTTTAAGATCAAATGGAGAATTTAACACGCTAAAACTTTTAAAAGAAATCGGAACAGGTCCTGGAGCAAAAGCTTCTGATCAAGCAAGATTTCGAGCTATTATTAATGAGACCAAAAGTTTAAAAGGAATTAAAGAACTTAATAAAACTTTAAAAGCTTCAGGGGTTGCAGATGATAAGCTCGTACCTCAAATGCAAGATATGACATACGAAAGACTTGTAACTTTTGCTAAAGCTATCAACGGATTTAAGCCTTTACCAGATGTTGCTAAGTTCTTGTTAAGAGGAACAATATTAAGAAACTCAAACGGAGCAACTCTATCCAAGCTTATTCCTATAGCTGGGGCAACCGCAGGAGCTGGAGCAGCAGCAACTATGTTTGGACTGCCTTCTGCTTTGTTTACAATAGGTTTATTGAATATTTTTAATAACTTTATGAGAAGCAAGGTAGGAACAAGTTACTTCGAGCAGATGGCAAAGAATAACTCGCCCAGCAATGTAGCCAAATTTTTTACAGAAATGTTTAGTAGCCCAACAGCAAAAACAGCAATATCTGCATCTAATTATGTAGCAAGAGCAACTAGACAAGCTAGTTTAGTAGGGGCAGGTCAAGAAAACCCAGTTATGGATGCTCCGAATCAAAACAATTACGAATACTACAGGAAGGTAGGGAGGTAAAGATGATCCCAATGGAATTAATCTCGATGCTCGGAAGTACACTACTTGGAGGGGCTATGAGCATTTTATCCCAACGAGGACAAGCTGAAGCTGAAAAACAAAAGATGTTAATGCAACGAGCAGGATTTGCAGCTAAACAAACTGACAAGGCTAGAGCAGTATCAGACCCACACACCAAACATACCAGAAGATGGATTGCCTTAATGTGTGTATTTTCTATTATAGTAGTACCAATCGTTGCGCCAATCTTTACTGATGTTAATGTGGCATACCAGATTGTAACCGAAGCAGATAGTGGTTGGTGGATATTTGGCTCTACTTATGAAACCTCATACTTTGAGCAAGGCAATACAGTTTTTATTACAAACCTACAATCACACACAATATTTTCAATTATAGGGCTTTATTTTGGAGGATCTTTAACAAGAAAGTAGTTATAAATCAACAACTTACAGGATTAATTTAATATGGTAGCTAAGAAATATCAAAGCAAAACTGGTGGATTAAACGAAGCTGGGAGAAAACATTTTAAAAGAACTACAGGAGCTAATCTTAAAAGACCAGTAACAGGTAAAGCCCCTAAAGGCTCTAAAGCAGCAGCAAGAAGAAAGAGTTTTTGTGCAAGAATGGGTGGTGTTAAAGGCCCTATGGTTAAAAACGGAAAGCCAACAAGGAAAGCCCTAGCACTTAGGAAATGGAAATGTCGCAAATCATAACTAAGCAATGCTTATGGGTAATGTTTCTTTTAATATTGGTCTATGGAATAACTGATGCTATTGGTGATGTAACAAGTTCAGGATCTACAACTAATACTCAATCAGCTACTGGAACTTCAGGCTCAAATACGGCTATAACTGGTGGGTATGAAAGTTCCACGACATACCAGTCAGGTAGCTCAAATACAACCAATACTACTAATAGCACAAATAACAGCACAAACACTAAAACTGCTGTAAACCCCTCTAATGCACCCAGCATGAGTGTTTATGGGCAAGACTCCTGTGTTATACCATTAGCAGCAGGAATAACTGTAATAGGCTTCTCAGGCTCTTTTGGAAGCTATTATACAGACCCTAACTGTGAAAGAAGAAAATCTGTAGCTGTTTTAGCTAAATTAGGCATGAAAGTTGCCGCAATATCGTTAATGTGTCAAGACGAAAATGTATGGGAAGCTATGATGAACGCAGGTACACCATGTCCTGTTGATGGTTTAATTGGCGAAAAAGCTAAAGCAAGATGGATTGAAAAACGAAAACAAGAATTATCAGGAGGTGCTAGTACCAAACCTAGTATGACTTGGAATGATTAGACAGTATATGTTTAAAAAAACTGTGTTAACATTTTATTTGTCAATCTTAATAACTGGTTGTGCTACTCACTCAGTAACATTAGGAACGATGGAGGTATGGGGCAACAACGAAATAAAAGTTGACGCACCCACAAAACAATGAAATACTTAGTATTGTTATTCATTTGTTTTCCTATTTCCCTGTTT